GATGGATAACATGGAGGCAATCATTCATGACCCCAAGATTATGGATACGTCTTTTACCGAGGGTCCTGAAAACTTCTATCTTTCTGTGAAAGTAGGAGACCAGACAATTTGTCAGAGAATTTTCGATGGAAAAAAGTTTCCACCCAAAGTTCGTTACACCGTTGACGTAAGACCATATTTGAAGGATGTTCTTAAAGAACTGACTGACATTTTTTCAAATTCCGAATTATCTTACGAATATTGCGGAATTGATTTGAGAGATTGATATTTAAAATAAGAGGGGATATTTTCTTTGGCTATGAACAAAAACTTTGACTACTTAGGTAACACGTTTCAAATACAACTTATCAACCAACTAATAGAGGATAAAGACTTTGCATCCTCAATTGTCGACGTTCTTGAGCCATCGTATTTTGACAACAAGTATTTTAAAATCATCATTCAGATGATTAAAGAATATCATTCAAAGTATGAAGCTTCTCCTAACTTTGAAACAATTGAACAGATTGTAAGGGCTGAAGTCACCCAAGAATTGGTTGTCAAAATTGTTTTGGATACTTTAAAACAAATCAAAGATGCACCAGTTGAAGGGGCTCAGTTTGTTCAAGAGAAAGCTTTGAAATTCTGTAAACAACAAGAGTTGAAAAAGGCTATGGACAGAGCTCAGAAAATCATCACTGAAGGTGACTTTGAGTCTTATGACAAAGTTGAGGGTTTAGTAAGAGAAGCTCTTCAAGTTGGAGAAGTTGAAAAGAATGTTACAGATATTTTCTCAGGTTTGGATACTGTTTTGGAAGATGATTACAGACATCCAATTCCTATGGGAATAACAGGTATTGATAGATTGTTAAAGGGTGGATTAGCCAAAGGTGAGATTGGGGTCATACTTGCACCCACTGGTGTTGGTAAGACCACAATCCTCACTAAAATAGCCAATACCGCATTTAATCACGGTTATAACGTTTTACAAATCTTTTTTGAAGACAATCCAAAAATTATTCAGAGAAAACACTTCACCATTTGGACAGGCGTTGAACCTGACAAATTAGCCGAACACAGAGAAAAAGTAATGGATAAAATCTCAGAGATTCAAGATACAATGAAGAACAAATTGATTCTCAAGAAATTGGCTTCAGACACTGTAACTATGAATCATATCAAAAATCAGGTGAGAAAAATGATTGCTGAGGGAAATAAAATTGATTTGATTCTATTACATTACATAGATTGTGTTCTACCTGAACAAAGTGCTAAAGACGAATGGAAGGCCGAAGGTTCAATTATGAGGGCATTCGAAGCCATGTGTCACGAATTAAATCTTGTGGGATGGACTGCAACCCAAGGAAATAGAAGTTCAATTTCATCTGAAGTTGTTACAACAGACCAAATGGGTGGTTCAATCAAGAAAGCACAAGTAGGCCACGTTATTATTACTGTGGCAAAGACATTACAACAAAAAGAGATGAACCTTGCAACAATAGCCATCACTAAATCTCGTCTTGGTAAAGACGGGGTTGTTTTCGAGAACTGTAAATTCAATAATGAATTACTTGAAATCGACACTGAATCATCAATCACATTCCTAGGATTTGAAGAACAACAAGAAGAAAGAAAAAGAGATAGGGTCAAAGAACTGTTGGAGAAAAGAAAACAACGTGAACAACAAAAAAGTCCCTAATTAAATATCTACTTTTTTCAAAAAAAACTTATTTTTTTTTAATTAAATTTGTGGTCGGTTCATCGCCGACCATATATTTAATAAGAAAATCACCGATTTTTTAAATAAAATCATTTTACAAAAAAATTACAAAAATGGACATTTCAAACAGAATTTTATCAGACATCACGGTGTACATGAAGTATGCAAAGTACATCCCTGAGTTAAAGAGAAGAGAGACTTGGCAAGAGTTAGTAACAAGAAACATGGAGATGCACATCAAAAAGTATCCCCAATTAGAAAAAGAAATCCGTGAGAACTACATGTATGTTTACAAGAAACAAGTTCTCCCATCGATGAGGTCAATGCAGTTCGCAGGAAAACCAATCGAAATCTCACCAAACAGAATTTACAACTGTGCATACGCACCCGTAGACGATTGGAGAGTATTCTCTGAAATCATGTTCTTATTACTTGGAGGTACAGGGGTTGGTTATTCCGTACAAAATCATCACGTTGAACAACTTCCCGAAATTAGAAAACCAAGTAAGGATAGAGGTAGAAGATGGTTAGTTGCAGATTCTATTGAAGGATGGGCTGACGCTGTAAAAGTATTGGTTAAATCCTATTTTTATGGAGGTTCTCACATTCAGTTTGATTTCAGTGACATCAGACCAAAAGGGGCTCGGTTGGTAACCTCAGGTGGTAAAGCACCTGGACCTCAACCCCTCAAAGAGTGTCTTATAAAACTCGAAGGAATTTTGGATTCCAAGTCAGATGGTGAAAAACTAAGAGCTATTGAAGTTCATGATATGGTATGTCATATTGCTGACGCTGTATTGGCTGGTGGTATCAGAAGAGCGGCACTTATTTCATTATTTTCCGCAACAGATGAGGAAATGATTGGTTGTAAGAGTGGTTCTTGGTGGGAACATAACCCTCAAAGAGGACGAGCTAATAATTCCGCAGTACTAATGAGACACAAGATTACCAAAGACTATTTTATGGACCTTTGGAAAAGAATCGAGGCTAGTGGTGCGGGAGAACCTGGAATCTACTTGAGTAACGATAAAGATTGGGGAACAAACCCATGTTGTGAAATTGCTCTAAGACCTTTCCAATTCTGTAATCTTACAGAGGTAAACGTATCGAATGTTGTATCACAGGAAGATTATGAGGACAGAGTAAAGGCTGCAACATTTATTGGAACCCTACAAGCAGGATATACTGATTTCCATTATCTTAGACCTATTTGGCAAAGAACAACAGAGAAAGATGCTTTGATTGGAATTTCAATGACAGGTATTGGTTCAGGAGCTGTGTTGGGTTTAAATATGAAAGCAGCGGCGAAAGTTGTTAAAGAAGAAAATAAAAGAGTTGCTGCCGTTATTGGTATCAACCCTGCAGCGAGAACAACAACAGTTAAACCAGCAGGTACAACTTCACTTACATTAGGTACATCATCAGGAATCCATGCTTGGCACAATGATTATTATATAAGAAGGGTTAGAGTTGGTAAAAATGAATCAATCTATTCTTACTTAAAAGATAATCACTCAGAGTTAGTTGAGGATGAATATTTCAGACCACACGATACTGCAGTAATTGGTATTCCACAAAAAGCACCCGAAGGGTCAATCCTGAGAAACGAATCACCAATTCAACTTCTTGAAAGAGTAAAAAGAGTTCAACAAGAGTGGATTAAACCAGGTCACAGAAGTGGTTCAAATGCTCACAACGTATCTGCAACAGTTTCCATTCGTGAACACGAGTGGCCTGCTGTAGGAGAGTGGATGTGGGAGAATAAAGAGTATTATAATGGATTATCGGTATTACCATACGATGGAGGAACTTATATTCAAGCACCATTCGAAGATTGTTCGAAAGAAAAATACGAGGAGTTGATGAAAACGTTACACGACGTGGATTTATCAAAAATAGTAGAAGTAGATGATAATACAGACTTATCAGGCGAAGCGGCTTGTGCCGGTGGAGCTTGTGAAGTAAAATTTGTCTAATGAAAAAAAATGATAAAAATAAAGGGGAGAAGTCAGAAAAACTTCTCCCTTTGTATTATAGCGAAGGTGACAGAATAATTTTCACAGAAGAGTTCCATATTCGAAGGGGACAATGTTGTGGGAATGGATGTAGACACTGTCCATATGACCCTAAGTGGAAAAAGGGTAATACTTTAATAAAAAAATAATCAAAGTATATTTATGGGATATGGCAGACGGAACAACCTATGGTATAAAATTCCCATTCAACGATTCTTTCAGAGGGGACTTTCTTGAGCTGACTGAGTATACCTCTCAACAAATAAGAGCTGATTTAATTCATCTTATTCTGACGAGGAAGGGTTCTAGATATTATTTACCTGAATTCGGAACTAGAATATACGAATTCGTTTTCGAACCTTTGGACGGTTTGACATTCCAAGCTATAGAGTCAGATATAAGAGATGCGATACAAAGATTTATGCCAAATTTATTGGTGAATCAAATTACCATCGAACCGGCTGATGAATCTATGGAGGTCAACATGGAAATGGGTCAAATAACTGCGGATGAAACTGCAAGACTTTATGATGTTTACAGACTACCTGGAAGGGGTACAGCCGAGTATACTGCAAAAATAAAAATAGATTATTCCACAAATGCTCAAACATTTGCCGAAAGTGATTTTATAATTATCAATATTTAAAAATAATGGCTAACCGTCAAATATCATATACGTCAAGGGACTTTGCGTCAATCAGGGTTGAACTACAAAATTACGTAAGGACTTATTACCCTGAACTGATTCAAGATTTCAATGATGCATCAGTATTTTCTGTATTCTTAGATTTGAATGCTGCGGTTGCCGATAACTTACATTACCATATAGATAGAAGTATTCAAGAGACTGTTCTACAATACGCACAACAAAAAACTTCTATATATAACATAGCGAGAACCTACGGTTTGAAAATCCCTGGTATGAGACCATCGGTATCATTAGTGGATTTTTCAATTACGGTTCCGGCGTTTGGAGATAA